TTTTCGCCGTTGGCGTCAATGCTCAGCGAAACAGCACCGGGCAGACGCACGGGCGTTGCAAATGTCGGCACACCGTCTTCAGACCATGCCGTGATCTTTGCCCAGTGAACCTTGTTCAGACCGAACTTGACCTTGTTTTTCTGAAGTGCCATTTTTCATACCTCCATGATATACAGTACTTCATAGAGCTTTTCAGACTCTATCCATACCTCAGTTTTTGTGTAATAGATGTTATAACGCAGTAGAACTTCCTCCACCCGCTGTTCCGTATCCGGCGATTTCTCATCCGTATAAAGCTCGATGTGCAGCTCTTTGAAGCTGTGATACATCAAATTATCTGCGGAAAAGGTGTCCTCGCCGGGCGACAGGAACAGCGTGAACGGAGGATCCGGGCTTTCACCCTCTGCGAAATGGTGATACGCAAAGGGCAGCCCGATCTCCTGCATCATTTCGTTGATCTCTTCGTAGCTCACGATAACTCCTTCTTGATGAGCGTTTCGAGCATATCTGCGCCGTTTGCCTCAGCAGGAGCGATATGCGGGATCGCCGCCACACGACCGCCTCCGCGCTTTGCATGACCGTGCTCCAGCAGATGTGCGATCTGGTAGCGGTCTTTGCTGTGGACAGTCATCTCCAGCGTGTGGCTGTTCTCCTTGGTTTTCTTGGTCGTCCAGCTACGCTTATAACGTCCGGATTTCACTGGGGCGTTTGCAGAGATCTCGTTTTTGACGGCGGTCGCAGTCTTGCGGACTGCCTTTTTCATTGCTGTATCCGCAAGCTCTGCGTACTCCGACAAGCCCTCCATGATCTCTGCCACCATATCGTCAATAGATGTCATCCTTTGATCCCGCCCTTCGTGATTCGCAGATCAGCTTCATATAGTCCTGCGTCTGGTAATTCGGCACAATGCCCTTGATGTCGTAGTCGATTCCATCAAAACGGATCTTGTACGCAGTCGATGCCATGCGCTTTGTCTGCGGCGTCTGCCGGATAATGACCTCGATCTTCTGTATTTCTCTGGTGACACCTGTCGCAGTTTCTTCCGTAGCACCGCCCACGGTATTGGATACCGTCACAGAAGCCCAGAGAGAGAAAACCTCCTCCCACCGGGCTTTGTGATTTCCGATAGCATCTTTTTTGACATGATTTTCGAGGATGGCGATCCGCTGATTCAGTTTCCCAATCTCCATCAGACGATGCCCTCCCTTTGTGCGAACAGCAAAGCACGCAGGGTAAGTGTCAGTGCATGATAATCAGCAGTATTACGGTTTTCATAGAGGTACGAAACAGTATACAGCATAGCCTGCCGGGAGGTTTCCTCATTTTCCGCGAGCTGCTTTTCATTCATTCTGCCCACATCCATCACGAGCCGCTGTGCCGTATCGATCAGAGTGAGGATGAGCTTGTCATCCTCACAGTGGTCAACACGGAGATAGTTTTTTGTTTCAGGCAGTGAGATCAGATTCATGGCTGACCTCCCGATCAGCCGTTGCCGCCGGTGTTACCGCCAGTTGTGCCGCCGCCCGTGGTGTTGGACTTCGTACCTGCCATCTTCAGCACCTTCACAGATTCCGGCAGGATCAGACGACCGTCCACACGCTGCGTAGTGAGGAAGCCGACCTGATCGGTGCGGGCATACAACTCGTTGAGGCGGCGGAAGGTGCGGTTCTGACGGTCTGCCACCCAGTAGTTCTTCATGTCACCGAAGAGGAGAACACGCTCACCCTTGGCGATACCGGGCATGAAGGAAGAAGTGCGGATGGGGCGACCGAGGAGCGTGTCGGGCTTTGCAATATCGAGAGACGGCTTCCAGAGGTAGTTGTCGTTCTTGTCCTTCAGCTTCATAAGCTGAAGCAGGATGGTCTCGTTGCAGACGAACTGTGCGTTACGGCGGTAGGGAGACTTCAGGCTGTAGTAGAGATCAAAGATCTCATCGAAGGTGATAGCCGTCTGAGATGCTGCAGTCACGCCCAGCTCTGCACCGCCGGTCTCATCGAGAATACCGAGAGGCTTCTTGTCGCCGTCACCGGTGAAGAAGGCACGCTCCTCGGCATTGCCCATTGCAACACCAAAACGTGCAGCGATATACGATGCGAGGTCGAAAGCGGAGTCGTGCAGAAGCTCGTTGCTGATCTTGATCATTGTACCGAGCTTGTATGCGGAGAGGGTCGTCTGACCGAAACGAGTGTCGGTCTCCGGGATCTCCTCACCCTCATCGATCCACTGTGCCTCCATCGTATCGTTTGCGATCGGGATCTTGCGAGTGCCGGAATTGGTCTTGATGACAGTCGCCATCTGACGGAAGATGTTGTTCTCCTCCAGTGCCTGAATCAGTCTGCGCTCGAACTCATCCGGCACAGTGTAGCCGCCCTCGGTGTCCTCACCGACAGAGAGCGCGTTGCGGACTGCAAGCTGATCGCCCTTGTTGCGGATCATATCCCAGAAGGCGGACTTGTACTCATCGGTCGCGGTAGGGTTTGTGGTCGGCGTGGTCTTGGTACCGGGAGCGTTGGTGACAGGCTTGCTGGTCGGTGCGGAAAGCGCCGCATCGAGTGCTGCCTGCTGCTCAAGACGCTCGATCTCTGCGCCGAGTGCCTGCACCTCACCGGCCATTTTGTTGTACTGCTCCACTGCGGAAGCCTCAACAAGACCGTTCTCACCACGGTGCTTTTCGAGGAATGCCTTTGTCTGCTCCCACAGGGTATTACGCTTGCTGCGAAGTTCCATGATCTTACTCATATCTTTTCTCCTATTCTCCGGAGGTAAAACTCCGGCGGTCATAAAAATACAGCCTGCTTATCTCATGAAAGCAAGCTGCTGTTTCAGAATTTCATACGGCATAGCGCCGTCAGCGGTTTTACCGTCCATGCCGATCACAGGCATATCCGGCACAGTAACTGTCGGTGCGGTCAGCCCTTCCTCGGAAGGTTTCTGTGCATCATCTGTCTTGCCGTCATCGGGCGGCTCTGTGTCTCCAGATGCCGCGGAAGCGGTGATCTTTCCCAGAATGGTCTGTCCCATGACACGGGTACTGTACTCCCAAAGGGCATCGCCGGTGTCCAGCTTGAACGGCTTCTTTTCGGTCTCTTTCTTTTCATCGCCCTCATCATCACCGCCTTCCTGATCGGGCTTCTCAGGCTCGTCCGGATCGTCAGGCTCATCCTGCTTCTTGTCCGGTTCCGGCTTTTCGTCAAAGAGGATCTCATCAGCAAAACCCAGCTCGACCGCCTTTTTCGCATTGATCCATGTCTCATCGGACATGAGCTTACTGATGCGGTTTCTGCTGAGTCCTGTTTTTGCCGCATATGCGTTGATGATGCTCTCCTTGACCTCATTCAGCGTTGCAATGGCTTTCTCCATATCACGCGCATTGCCCATCGCAATTGTGCTGGGATCATGGATCATCAACAAAGCCGTCGGAGACATCTGCACGGTATTGCCTGCCATAGCGATCACGCTTGCCGCCGATGCTGCGATGCTTGCGATTTTTACCGTCACCTTGTGCGGATAGTCGCGGATCATCGTGTAGATCTCCGCAGCGGCGAAGACGTTGCCGCCCGGCGAATTGATCCAGAGTGTGAGGTCGCCGTCTTCGGCATACAGCTCGTCTCTGAAATCCTGCGGCGTGATCTCGTCACCCCAGAAGGAATCCGAATCGATAGGTCCCTCCAGCCGGAGGACCCTGCCACCGCTGTCATCTTGAATCCAGTTCCAGAATTTCTGCATATCACATACCCCCATTTCTGTGTTTTGTCCTGCGCTTTTTTCGCAGGAAACGGTCATCGGTTTCTTCTTCCGGTGTATTTTCTGTATCTGTCTGTTCCTCAGTGCCATCTTCCTCCGGCTCGTTCAGGTCGTAGGCTGCACCTGCATCCTGCAGCTTATTGTAGCTGCCGTTGAGATAATAATCATCACCGCCGAGATCGTGCGGAATGAGATCCATATTTTCAAGCCTGCGCACATCATTCGGCGACATAAAGCCGTTGCCGACACCGATCGCATAAGCGTTCATTCTGCTCTGATAATCGCCGCGCATCAGACCGTCCACGTTGAATTTCGGGAAATATACATCCTGTTCCTCCTCCAGCAGAAGGTCTTTGACGATGCCTTTTTCAATGCGGATGATCCACGGCATGAGCGAATACTGCACAAATGCGATACCCTGATGCTCGATGTTATTGAAGGTACTGCGCTTCAGATCCTGCACCAGATGCGGCGGTACCTGAAACATTCGGCAGATCTCCTCCACATCGAATTCACGGGTCGATAGGAACTGTGAATCCTCCGGCGGCAGCGAGATCGGTTTATACTGCATACCTTCTTCGAGAACGGCGATACGGTGCGCATTGCGGGAACCGCCGTACACTCTCGTCCAGTTTTCACGGATTTTTTCAGGATTTTTCAGTACGCCCGGATGTTCGAGAACACCGGCAGGCTGCGCTCCGTTTTTGAAGAAGGCGCTGCCGTAACGCTCCACCGCCATTGCT